GCTAAATTCATTAGGCTGATCCTGATTTGTATAGCCACATTTAGCAGGGTCTTTGTCCATCTTTTTTTCTTCTTCGTAGTACATATCTCCCCCATGAAAAGGGGGGCTTGCGCCCCCCGATCCAATTACCGCACGTTAAAAGAACCACGATCAGTGGTAATCTTCTGTTTAGCAATGCCAATAGGCAACTGATTAGGGCCGTGACTGTCTAACCCAAGACTAGCGTTAGTCATGTTGTCAGTCTCTAGTTCAGAAAGACCATTAGCAGGAATGTTTCCATTCGCGCTATGCTTGCTTTTTTTACCGCCTTTTTTGTTATCGTACATATATCCTCCTAGTACCATTCAACCATAACGTGTACGTGCGCTTTCCCGGCAGGTGTACCGCCAGTAGGAGCATTGAACGTAAGGTGAACATCGGTATCAGCAGGCAGGGCATCAGAAACAAGATCAGCGGCAGTGTCGGTTAGACGCTGTTGATCTCCGTCAGCAAGAGTACCAAGACCCATGTTGACATATTCTGCTGTTCCTGCGGATGAACCAAGTTCAATAATGGCTTCCGTAGTCGTGTTAGTAAAAGTTTCAATAGCCTCAACTTCAATTTCTTTAATGCTACCTTTCTTTCCCTTGGGGCCACGAATAACCATTGCCTCACTTGCCGCACCAAAATCATGGTAATAACTAAAGGCATAAGGACGTGGATCACTATAACTCATAATAATTCTCCTTAAGCCGCGCTATCCCAAATCACAATACGTGACTGGGCCGCATCAGTGTGAACGAGGCCAAAACCTCCCAAATAATACCAAGCAATCCCACGATCCCTTCCGAAGTCCCCCGGAATTTTTCCGCGAATTTCTTCAGGAACAGCAATAGCCTCGGCAACGGTATCTTCACCAAAGAACACAGCCCAATCGGATTTACCGTTAGTCCATGCGGCGGTGGCAGTACCAATACCTGCTTTGTTTACGTGAGTCTGCTCAACAAAACGAACACCTTCATAGCGACCAATTTCGCCATTCATAATCATCTGGAAACCCTGATCAATATACTGCTTGATACCTTCCAGATCATTTTTAAGTGAACGCCAAGTTGAAGGCCACGCGATGGAGTAATAATCATCCCCTGTGTAAGCCGGGATATTACGTTCCTTCATCGTGTCTACAACCAACTTAACATGCTCTTTTCCAAGAGCAACGTTATTCGTAAGAGTTGCAGTGCCGTTGGTGGTCAGCGTCAAAGCAGTCGTACTCGTTCCTGCTGTCGGAACAACACGGAGTTTAGCCGCATTGAACTGAGCAGAAGCAAGGTTATCAAACCCCTTCTTCGCATCGTTTTTAAGCACTTTACGAACAACTTCACGAATCGGCTGTTCACTCAGGTCATCCAACTTACCCGTGTAAGGAACAGAGTTACCCGCTTCCGTGATAGTCATCGTACCCTGAGAGATCGTAAACGAAGTCTCTGGGATGGTGCTTGTTTCTGTCAAGGTAGTACCCTGAGTTGCTACATCACTAAACACGTTCCAGTGAAATGTATCGCCGCGATGTAAACCCTGATGGGCCGCATCTTTAATGTCACAGAACTGACGGAACTTGACAATCGGCTGTACGGCCATTCTCAGTTCACGACTGAGGTTAGACGCATACATATAACCACCGGAGGTGTTGACAGACCATACTTGTCCTGCCATTTTTTTCTCCTTTTAGTTATTGATTTATAATTGCCCTCTCGACTGTTTCATTTCTTCGATAATTTGTTCTGGAGTTTTAGGCCCAGAATCATCTTCAGAAACTTTAAGAGTCTTACGAGCAGACTTAGGTTGTTGAACAATCCTTTTCTTTCTCTCAACCCTTTCATTTGTTGCAGGTTGATTAGGAACAAAAGAATTTGCCCAATGCCTCGCATACTCAGCAGACGCATAAATAATCTGTCCCGGTGTCCAAGAAGGATTTTCCTTCATAAGGGTAACCGTTTGATTATCTGCGATAGCGCGAAGATCAGGATTCTGAGAAATATCAGGATATTCCTGATCAAACCAAGCCACTGCATTTTGCACTTCTTGTTGATATGCTAATTGCTGTGCTTTGGCTTGCTCTGCTTGTCTACGAGAAAAGGCATCACTAACTGCCTTATCTACAGCCTCATCTATATTAAGGGTAGCGGTATTGCGCCCTGTCAAGGTCTGTAACAACTTCGCGGCTTTTGCCGCATCATCTTCATACAACGCTTGATGATATTCTTCTACAGTTTTATTGTAGTCAACATCATCTTCTGGCTCGTCCTTAACGGGTGGAGCAAATTCTTTCTGTTGAAGACTCTGAGCATACTGCCTTAATTGAGCCTCCTGTTGAGCAAGCAACTTTTCTTTATAAGCGGCTTGCTGAAATCTTTGCTGAGAAGCAACATCTTTTTGATGAGAAGATTTTAAACTATCAAAAGGAACAACAACATCTTGACCGTTTACTTTAACTTGAGTAACCCATTGTCCTTCGTGTTGCCATACAGGAGAATCATTTTTTAAATCCTGCTCTATTTCCTCTAAAACTTCTTCAATCTTTTCTTCAGTATTTTCTTCTGTACTTCCAAAAAAATCTTCTTCAACATCGGATTCTCTTTGTTTTACTATACGTTCAAGCATCTCCTCTCTAGGGCCTTGAACTGTACGATCTACATATTCTTCTTGATCTTCTGTTGTTTCTTCTACTGCTTCTTCTACTGCTTCTACTACTTCTTCTACAACTTCCGCATCCTGTTGGGTAGCGTCCATTTTATTCTCCAAGGTTATTCTTTATACCTTGCTAATTTATTTGCCTGTTCTCCATCTGCAATAATCGCATCCAACCATTTAAGAACTGATAGCGGGGTAGCGAGGGCTAAAGTTATTTTACGATAATGTTTTAGTTCTTCTTCTGAAGAACCAGACCACTCCTGAAAAGACATTTCTTGTAAACTTTTTATGCCTTTTCTATAATCAGATAAGGCCCTTTCAACAATAGCCTTACCCGTTGGAGTTCTAACAAACTCTTGAGTCTTCTGCCCAATTTGAGTTCTTTGAATAAGTTCGTCTACATTAGGTAGACTAGGATCATAATATTCTGACATTTATCCCTGTGCATAAGGCACTGTGTTGTATTTATCCCTAGACATAGTTCCTGATTTAGAAACGTTATCTTTATCTACTGGAACAGACTGTTGAGAAATAATTTGATTAATTAAAGCATCTCTCTGCAACATTAATTCAGCCCTTCTTGTATCTGCATCCTGCTGTTTTATGATTGCTTCGTTTTGTTTAATAGCAAGAGAACCTGCATCTTTTTCCATAGACATTTGTTCTTTTGCTATATCTGTCTGTGCTTTAATCTGAGCCGCACGTAGTGACGCCTGTTGTTTTAGTTGTTCAATCTGCAACCTACCCTGCATCTTAACTTGATCGTTCTGCAAGATACCTTGAAGTTCTTGTATCTGAGCCTGTAGTTCTTGTATCTGTGGATCAACATCCCCATCAGGCTGAATAAGAAATCTTGCCCCATCCTTGTATCCAAGTTGACCAAATATTTCTTTAGCAACTTCATCAATGTTAATTCTGGTTTCCATTCCCGGTAACTGAAACACACTGGATAAACCATAAACAAGGTTTTGTACTCTTTGCACTGGATCAGTAGCATTCATTCCAACATTCACTTTAAGAATAACATCATGGCTTAACAACTCATCTATTAACTGCTCTCTGTTTGCATAGTTTTCTTGGTTGCTTAAAGCCATAATTACTTCATCAGTTTCGTAATACTGTTCAAGTTTTAACAATTGTTTTAAGCAAGGCTCAACCCAAGACTCTGCTAATGTTCTTAAAACAAACTCAGTAATAATGTTGTTATTACCCTGTAGCAGTGACATTCCACCAACTGTTTCGTTCATATTTCTAGAACTTTGTACGGTTGAAGTAGAAAAGTTTCCTTGCAACTCATCAAAGTCATAGTTAATACGATCTTGTTCTTGGTATGCAGAACCAGTAACATCTCTAGTTTCTATCACCCTAACGTCTTGGTCTGGGTCATCCATTTCTACAGCGCCGCCCGGAACAGAACGGAACAAAGCATCTAAGTCAATGTTCCTATCTCTACGAATATGGTAACGTTTATTCATTGCCAACTTAATGTTGTCAAATCTTTGGTTTAATATTTCGTTAGATGCGGATTGAAGTTCTTCAGTAAGTTCTACAGTACTTGCAGGATATAACCTGTGAGCCTCTATGTTAAGTTTACCCATAACATAAGGACGTTCATTTTCTTTTAACCAAGGGTATTCCTCAGATAAGAGTTTAGGCTTGGTAAGCATGTAATCAGTTCCAGAAGTGTAAAAACAATAGTCTTCACCTTCTTTTCTAATTATGTACTTGTGTATCCAAACTATTTTAAAATCATCTACAGTGTCATAACTGTCATCTAATGGGTCTGTTCTAGGCTCTTCTCTAGTAAGCCTAACAGTATCATCGTCCTCTTTGGTAGCAGATAATATCTGACCAAGATTTAATTTTTTCCATTCTCCTTGTTCCATTTTTTCCAAAACATCTTGTACAAACATAGGAATTAAATGAATTAAATAAGGAGAAGATTCAATAGGGTTATACCAATCTGATGCAGGGTCTACTCTAAAATTTTCTGGTTCTATAATTTCTATAACAGGTTTATCTTTTAAAGTAACGTTTACTTTTTGCACTACGGGGTTACCATCCGTATCTACAACCTCAGTTCCAGAATCATCTTCTACTGAGTAAGACTCTTCCTTTTCTTCAAAGTCCCAATACTGGTGAGATACTACGCTACCGTAAACAGCCGCATCTTGCATTGCAGTAACCATTGTAGAAAACCAAGGAATAGTATTAGTTAACCTATACTGCATCATTGATTTTGCTACAGTCGCCGCATTAACAGCCATAGCATCATTAGGGTTAGTAGGAGCAATGTCTACAACATCTTCATTAGAAAAAAAAGCAGTAGCCATAGCCGCTTCTAACTTCCTAACAGTTGATCTTGTTTTTGGCCTAAATAAAGTAGACCTTTTATCGTAAGCGGATGTTAAATATTTAGAACCGTTAGGATGTTTGCTGTTAAAGTTAGATAAGTTTTTTTCCCACTGATCTCTGAGGTTAGCGTCCATGTATTCAGTAGAAGATTCATACGCTTCTCTTGAAAGGCTTAACCAGTCCTCCTCTTTCATAGAGCCACTTACTGTAACTCTATCTTTTCCTTCAAGAGAAGGTTGTGGATTAATAAGGGACATTAACTAAAATCTCCGTTTAACTGATTTCTTTCATTCATTTTAAGATCGCTGTACTTAGTCTGATTAAACTTTCCTGTATTCTGGTTATACCGTTCTAATATCTCTCCACCTGCTCTCATTACATTTTTGTAATCGTTATCAATTTTGTCTGCATGTAAAACAAATCCCCAGTTTCCAGAAAGCAACATAGACTTAACAGTAACAACTCCATCCATTACGTTTACAGCCCAAAGCCAACCGGGATATTTTTTATCTAAAACTTCAGCAACGTTTTTTGCTAATACATGATCGCCTAAACTGTAAATTTGAGACTTTTCAATATCCATTATTTTTTCCTTGGTTTGTAAAAAGTTCTTTTTCCTTCGTTAAAAACATATGTAGCAACTGGTCTTGTGTATATAGTTGGGTCTTTGCTTTCAACTAATGCAATCCAAGAAATCTTTTTTTCTTTTTTATTTTTATCGCTCATACTAAAGTTC